GATGTATTCACTCGAAGCAATTAGATCCTACAACAATAATTGAACAAATGTACTGTGAATATTGTAATAAAGAAGATCATCAGATGTGGATGGTCTATGATTATGGTGATGAAACATGGGCTATGGATGACCAAGAGTGGCTCAATGTTTGCGGAACTCCACATCCAACATTTAACAAAGAAATTAGTAGATAAGGAGAATTTAAATTATGGCAAGTGATGTAAAAATATTAAAGATGATTACTGGCGAAGAAGTGATGGCGAGGGTTTCCGATGATCTGTCCGATGGTGGTGGATTAATCACTCTTGACAATCCAATGACATTACAACCAGTACCATCTCAACAAACAGGACAAATGGGTTTTGCACTCGTTCCTTGGCTCATGTCTGGAAAGAGTGAAAAAATAACAGTTTCAATAGAACACGTTATTGCACAAGATGATCCTAAAGATCAAGCAGAGAAAAATTATCTTGCATCTGTAACTGGTTTGACATTGTAATGTATAAGCCTCTTCCAAATGGGGTAACGATTAAAGAATCCCCAATCGAAGGGTTAGGTTTATTTGCAACTGAAAAGATTCCTGTAAATACTTTAATAGGAAGAATTCATGTTCCGAATGAAAAAGAAGAAGATGGTTATTTTAGAACTCCTCTTGGTGGTTTTGGTAATCATTCTGATGATCCTAATTGTACAAAACTTCTGATGGAAGATGGTTCATGGTGGATTGTTGCAAACAAAGATATTATGTCTGGCGATGAAATCACATGGGCATATTCGTTATATAAAATCCCCGAAAAAACTTGACAATTCCTTTTTAATTTAGTATAATATAAGTTGAAGGTGGGAAAAGATTCCCATCTATTTTATGAACCTCCCACATGGAGATTGATCATTATGAGTAAAATAAAACTTCCAAAACATATAGTCGAATCTAATTTTGGTTCTGTTCCAAAAGAGTACGAAGCATTTGTGTATCGATTTACGAATTTGGATGATAATAAAAAATATGTAGGTTATCACAAAGGATATGTTGGTGATGGTTATTGGAATTCATCAACTTGTGATGAATTTAAGAAGGTTTATACGAATTCTTCTTCTCGTTTGAGGTATGAGATCCTTAATTATGGAACGGATTTGGAAATGAGACAGGCAGAATTTCGTATTCTTTCTAGCGTAGATGCTAGAAATAACGATGAGTATTATAATAAGTCTAATGGATTTCCTGTATATCCAGAAGTAGACCTTGAAAAGTGTCGGGCACTTGTTGCAAGGATTGAAAATAAAGAATTTAATGTTGGGAAAGAATTATTAGATGATCTCAGGGAAATATTTGAGAAAGGAAATATCGTTCAAGTTCGATATGAACATGATGCAGAACATCAGAGAGATATTCGGGATAAAATCAATGATGCATTAGGAAATACTGATGATTGTAATCCAATCGTATTGTATGAAGAAAGAGCTTCAGATGGATCGGAAAAGGGTGGAGATGGAAATCATACTTATTGGGGTGCTGATGCTTCAACAGCAATAGATGTTCCTGTTGCAAGAATTCCTTATGAAGTTCATAAAGAATTTTCTGATCTTGAATTAGAAACAATTGGACATCTTCTGAATAGAAGAGCAAAAGTAATCAAGAAAGAAGAAACGGATAAAGATGCAATGAAGTATCTTGATTCGGTTTATCAGTCTGGTCAACCTTTGACATCTGATACTACAAGAGAAACTTTGAAAGCTTATGGACATTCTGGAAGAAAGGTAACATCATTAATTACCAAATATCAAGAAGATCTCAAAAAGAAATTAAAGGGTCTTGCTGGTCAGAATTTTATCAACTACAAAGCAGAACCTGCCAAAAGTGAACTGGTAGCAAAGGTAGAATCAGAACGAGATAAAGATACTATGGCAGTTTCAATTTCATCTGGTTCTTTTAAGGCTGATGAGTTATGGGATGTGATTGCTCCAAATATCAAGACAGATAAAAATGGTAAACTATTGAACGATAAGGAAACTGGTCAACCGATGTTGAAAAAGAAGATTCTTAAAGTTCTTCTTTGGCATCCAACTGGAACAGCTGAAGAAGATTGGGAATCCAAGTGGAGTCCTTACGTTAGAAATAGGATTAATTGTCTGATTGAAAAACCTTACGGAATGAGGGTGATAATTGAACCTCAACCCGCATGGACATCAAATTCGTTTGCTAAATAGTTATATGAGATACAAACGATACACTTTGGCAGACTTGAAAAAGTCTGCATCTAGAAAAAGATTCAATGTAGTCTCCTTCTTTGCAGGGGGAGGCGGATCTTCTTGTGGGTATAAACTTGCAGGGGGTGATGTACTTTGTGTAAATGAATTTCAAGAAGTTCATGCAAAATCTTATTCTGCAAACTTTCCAGACACGCCAGTAATAGTGGATGATATTCGGAATGTTACAGGAAAAACAATCAGAGAAAAGATAGGTGATGTAGAAGTTGATATTCTGGATGGTTCTCCACCATGTCCACCTTTTTCTATGGCTGGAAGTAAACAAGAAGGCTGGGGTAGAGAAATTGTTGCATATGGAATGAAACAACAAAATATAGAAGATTTAACTTTTGATCAAATTCGGATAGTTGGAGATCTAAAACCGAAAGTTGTAGTCTGTGAAAATGTCAAGGGATTGACAATGGACTATGCTCGAGAATATCTTACAAGAATGATTTCTGAATTTGAGAAAGAAGGATACATAACTGACTATCAAGTTTTGAATGGGTGGCAGTATGGTGTTCCTCAAAAACGAGAGAGAATTTTTATTGTAAGTATTCGTGAAGATATTGCTGATAGTTTGGGAATCAATTTTTTGAATTTCAAAAGTATGGTGTTTCCAAGACCAGATGATGAGAACAAACCAACTATCAGAGATGCAATCGAAGATCTACAAAATGATCCAGAAAACATGAAGGAGGCCAAGGTTCTAGAAGAAGCAATGAAAGAAAGTTCTAAAGGGCATTGGGTTCATGGGTTTGAAACACATCCAGATTTTCCTGGCTCTGGCCCATGTAAAGGTTTGAGAGGTGCAGCAAACAAAGAAAAGGTTGTGTCAGTTGGTACTGATGTTGTAGAAGTTTGGTTTGCAGAACAAATTAAAAATGGAATTATAAAAGAAGAAGATAAAAAAAGTTCTTATTATATGTCAAGAGTTGTTCCTTATGATCAGGCTGCACACTCATTGACAGAAAAAGGATTAATGTCTAAGTTTATGGGTGGAAATCATTTTCATCCAGAAGAATTAAGAATCTATACTCTGAAAGAGGCGGGTCGAATTATGACTTTACCAGATGATTATAAACATGAAGGAAGTCTGGATGATAGTCAAGCAAGAATAGGTTTGATGGTTGCTCCAATGTGTATGTATCATCTTGCAGAGAGTATATACGAAAATGTATTGGAGCCCTATGCAGGAAATTAAATTAAAGAAAGATTATGGAAATAGTCAAACTCAAGAAAGATGGGCAGGAAATTTTCTAACAGAAGAAGCATATGAGCAAGTAGTTTCCCCTATAGAAGATACTGCAATTTTTAAGCCAGGTGCATCTCTTTACGATGATGTTCCTTTGGCATATGTGGTCTGTGATGCATATCCAGATACTAAAGTGGTTGATTGTCTCAAGACTATAGAAGAAACTACTAAGATGAGAGCAAATGCATCTGGCCCGATTGATCCAGAAGAAATGAAAGAAAAAGGAATTACGGAATACAAATTACGTTCTCCGAATTCTTATCAAGTGAAAACCAAAAAGGGTGAATGGGGAATGATTGCATATGCAAACGAAATTCACTCTGTTATGGCAGGATGGAAACGTGGAAGATTTACTGGTGGAATTGAGGCTTCTGGTTGGACTAAAGACAATCCAGAAAAGATGAAAATATTAAAAGATATATGTCACTATAATGAAATTGCATTTGAAAAAGTAGATTCAAAGAGATATGAATCTCAAAAAATATTTGCAGAAACTTCCATTTCACCAGAACATAGATTTGGAATTTGTACGACACTTTCAATGAATCGATATAGTGATCTAGGGTTAGGATCAAAAGGAATGTCCGTACACGTAGATTCAGGCGATACAGAGGCAGGTATGACAACAATGTGTCATTTTCGTGATGGAGAATATGAAGGTGCATATTTGACATTTCCAAGATACAAAGTTGCAATAGATGCTCCTGACAATTCAGTCATTATTGCAGATAGTTTAGAATTACATGGTGTGACTCCGATTAGAGGAGAGGGAACAAGATATACTTGTGTTGCGTATTGTGATAGAAGATTGGCCACTATGGGTCAATTAGGCAAAACTGTAAAGAAAATCGGAAAGTATTCTGATGGTGCAACTTTAGGTGAATTTTTATGAGTACACCAGAACATTATCAAAAAAGAAAAGATATTAAACAACGTAGAAAATTTCACATTCATAAAATAAAAAGAAAATATGGATGTAAAGAATGTGGATATAATAAAGACGGCCATGCTTTATGTTTTGACCATATAGATCCATTATCAAAAGGAATTCATTGTACCGGCGGTATAGGTGGTTCGGGAGGTGGAATGAATGGATATATTAAAAGGATGTGTATCAAAGATAAGGAAAAAAATAGACGCTATATAAGAGAACTGTTTGATGAGATAAGAAAATGTAGAGTGTTATGTATGAATTGTCATACGATACAAACTATGAAAAATGAAGAACATAAACGATGTGTCGAAACCTATGAAAATAGAACAGGCAGAAAATTTACTAATATGGTGAAGAAAATAAGAATAGAAGAAATTTCTGTAGAAACTCCAATAAGTACATTGGGAGAATTTTTATGACTAATATTTTGATCGGTAAATTTGGAAAAGTAATTTCCTTCAATGCAGAAAAGTGGGGAATGACAGGGGGTGATTCCGAATCTGCCATTCTTATTTCTTGCATGGCTCAATGTTATCCAGATGTAAATTTTTACATTGCAAGTAGGAATGATTATAGTACATTAGATTCTCATTCTAAAAACAAAATTAATAAAAATAATAATCTATATGATGCATGGGAAAATTATTCAAAAGATTTAGGAATCGACAATCAAGATTGGCTGAAACATTATTTTGAATCTGAAGGAATTGAATTAGATTTTGGATTAATATATGGTGGTGTTTCTGCTGGATGTACTATTCCCAATTCAATGTATTTGATTACTGAGCCAGACAAGGTGGCAACTCCTATGTCAAGTTCAAAAAGATCAGTTGGAATTATTGCAAAATTTTTAAACGATACAGGATTACCTTATTTTGAAATAGGTGAAGATCCTAGATACTTGCCTGTTCGTGCAAGAGATATTTTTAACAGATCAAAAAAGATTTTAGGTGGTGCAAATATTTCTTTTACTACAACAAACATTAAAGATTATTTAAGTAGAGAAATGGTTGAAACTGTTGTTCCTTGTGTGGATATAGAACACCATTTAATGTTTCTAATGAATGAAAACAGAGATCGTTTATTGACGGAGCCGGGAGAAAGAAATACATTAGTCAATGAGGCATGCCATTATACTGCAACTCAAGATGGCTCTATCGATAAATGGGAAATTATAAAAACACATTTTTTAGAACATTTTCCAGATGTAATGATATATGGTAAATGGGATGCTCCGAAAGTTATAAAAGGAAAATATAAAGATCAGTTTAAAGAAATTCCAATGAAAGATCTTCACGATGTGATGTATGACACAAAATATACATTGTTGATCGGAGGAAGTACTATATGGGGAACTCAAAGTAAATTTTGGAAGATGTTAATTTTTGGTATAATTCCATTTTTTGTAGAAGGTAATGATCCAGAAAGAGTATTCGGCGCACCAGAATTTTTATATACGAATGGCCCTAAAGATTTTAAAGAAAAGATTGATTTTCTAGAAAATGACAAAACAGAATATTTGAAGTTGTGGCATGAATGTCAAAAAATAATTCATAGAGATGATTTGTGGGATGGCTCATACTTTTTCAATAATATAGAAAGAGAAATCAAAGAAGACTTTGATATTGAATTGAATAGAACTGGAACTATTGATTATAAAAGTAGTAGTATATTTTTACATGAGAATGAAAACACTTTAACAGATTTTTTTAAATAATGGAAGTTACTGCTATTGTTGTTGCAAGAAGTGGTAGTCTTAGAGTAAAAAATAAAAATCTTTTACCATTTAAAAAGACTACATTATTGGGAAACAAAATTGAACAATTGAAATTATGTAGATCGGTTGATAGAATTGTTGTTGGTTCTGATTCAGATGAATATCTTGAATATTCAGAAAGTGTAGGAGCAGAAGGTATAAAAAGAGAAGATGAGTTTTGCGATGAAGTATCTAGAACTCCAAATGACATGATAGAAGATATGTGTCAGAAGGTGGATACAGATATAATTTTATGGGCTCATTGTACGAATCCTTTTGTTGATGATTCGATGTATGATGATGCATTGAAAATATTTAAAGAAAGAGATGAACAAAAATATGATTCTCTAATGTCTATGGTTGAATTGAAAACACATATTTGGCATAAAGTTGATGGCGAGTTGACTCCCATGAATTATGATCCTTATGGAAAAGTTCATCCTTTAGCAAAAACACTTGATCCGATATATTATCAAGATGGTGCAATATTCATTCAGCCTCATAAACAAATGTTGGAAAATAGATATTTTTTTGGAAAGAAACCAATTCATTATATGATGCCAGAAAATAGAGCATTAGATATCAATACAGATTATGACTATAAAGTGGCAAAATCTATTGCAGAATGGAGAACACAATGATTGCAGGAAAAGTTTGGGGAAAAACTGAAAATGTATTTTCAAATCATAATTTTGAATTTCATCGAATTGAAGTTGAAAAGGGTGGATTTTGTTCAAAACACAAACACGTTCATAAATATAATGGATTCTATGTAGAAAAAGGAAAACTTATTGTTTCTGTGTGGAAATCTGGATATGATCTTATTGACAAAACTACAATAAACTCTGGACAATTTCATATTGTTCCACCTCAAGAGTATCATCAATTTGAAGCTCTTGAAAATACTGTGGCATTTGAATTGTATTGGGGTGAATTTAATCCAAATGATATCGTAAGGGAAAATCATGGAGGACAATTATAAAATAAAAATCTGCGTGTAGTTCAGTTAGGTAGAACGCCTGCTTTGGGAGCAGGAGGGCGGTGGTTCAATTCCATTCACGCAGACCATAGGGGAGGCTGTGCAATGGTGAGCTCAACAGACTGTAAATCTGCCGTCCAACGACTGT